TCAGCCACAGCCAGCCTCCCTGCACCGCTGCCCGTTGGCCAGCCGGCCGTCGACCACCTGGCCGCCGCGGCACGTGCTCGGGAAGCAGGGGCACAGCTCGGCCGCGGCGTTCACGCCCTGGCGCCAGCCCTGCAGCGCCTCGGCGCCGCCGGCCACGCGCTGGTGGCAGGCCCCGGCGATCGTGCAGCGGCCGCAGCGCGGGTAGTGGGCGGCGCAGGTGGCCACGGCCTGGTGGCTCAGGGTGTCAGCCATGGGTGGGCTCCCCGCCGGCCAGCTTGGCGCGGTGCTCGCAGCCGCGGGTGGCCAGGCAGTCGGCGTGCCCTGGGCCGCCGCGCTTGCCGTAGTCATAGGCGCCGCAGGAGGTGCACACGTAGACGGCCTGGCCGCAATAGCCGTTGTCACCGGCGCCGTGCGGGCAGCCGCGCCCGCCATCCGACTGCCACTGGTGGCGGCCAGCGCGGCACGCCTCGCTGCCGAGCTGGGTGCTGGCGTCGCGGATCAGGGCTTGCAGTGCCGTGGTCATCGCGCAGCCTCCCCGCCGGCCGGCGTGATGCCGTTGGCCTGCCAGACGGCGCGCTCGATGGTGCGGGTGCGGGCCTTGAATGCGCAGAATTCGTCGTACTGCTCGGCCATGACGTAGGTTTGGCCGCGCGGGTCAGTGAACAGACGCTCAACATCCTCATCCGTCAGCGCCACAGCCTGGCGCGCGGGTGGGGCGGCCTTCGCGGCCGATAGCGCATCGGCGATCAGTCGGTATCCGTGCGAGCCGTCCGGCTGCACGTTAACCATGCGCCCGATGTCGCGCTCGATCGGGTGGGCGTCGCCGACTTCGTGCCAGCGCGTAGGTACGCGGTCGCAGATCGCCATGGCCAGTTCCAGGGCCCGCACGATGATCGGCGCCACCGCCTCGCCCTGCTGCGCTCCGTAGCGCGCGCCAGTCGGGTCTGGCAGCATCTGGGCATTGGCCAGGATGTCGCACACGATGGTGCGCTCGGGGTCGCGCATCCGGCTTTGCCACTGCTGCAGCAGATCGCACCGGCGCTGGTAGAAGTCGACCGAGTGGCGAAGACGCTCGACCACAGCCTTGATGTAGTCGCCCACGCAATCGAAGTGCGTTTGCTTCAGGTCCAGCCCCGCCGCGTAGCCGTCCAGCACGTCCTCGGCACAGATCAGCTCAGCCTCGGCGTCGCGGTCAGCCTCGCCCTGCTGCGCGGCTGGCTGCGGCACTACCGGCGCGGCAGGTGCTGCGGCGACTTGCAAGTGGCGCTCGGCCAGCAGGGTTGTCCGGTGCCCGCACTCAGGACACGCACTGGTCATCGTGCCGTCCCTGCCGCAGCCAGGACAGTGATCCTCCTTGGGGCTCGGCCCGCTCCACTCGCAGGTATTGCAGGCGGACTGGTCGCTGTCGTCGTTGACATCTATGTGGCCGCAGTCTGGGCACTCGCGCACCTCGACGTACAGGGTGGCAGGCACTACCGGCGCGGTGGCCGGCTGCGATGCGCGCAGCTCCAGGACCGCAAACTCCTGCGACAGGCCGCACATGTCGGCAGCCTTGCGCAGCTCGCGCATGTCGTCGTCGGACAGTGCTGCGGCCTCGCTGGTCTCGATGCTGGTCGGCCGCGATGCGGCGAGCGCAGTGCACTTGCGCACAAGGGCAATCAGCCGCTTGGCTTCGTCTTCGTACTTCAGCCAGCGCTCGCCCCACGGCGCAGGGATTGGGCCGCCTTCCCACAGCAGTTCGCTGCACGCTTCTTCGCCGTGCTCTTCGGCGCACAGTTCCCAGGCCAGAGGCATCCACTCTTCTGCTCCTTCCCAGCCGGCCGGGGCCTCGCTGGTCTCGATGGGGGTGTCGTCGTGGGTCATGGTCAGTCAATCTCCGTGACGATCCGGTACAGGATCAGGCAAACAAGGCCGCCGAAAAATGCCGCGAATACGCGGCCAGAATCCGCGCCGCTGATGAAAACGCCAAGCCCAAACCCAGCCGGGTAGAGCAGCGTGAGAAATGCTTTCATGGTCAGTCCTTCGGGGCTGGGATGAGTGCCACCGGTTTGTCGACTCCGCAGTCGCAGTACGTCAGCGCCTCGTCGTAGTCAAAGAAAAGCATGGCCGGAGACCCTTCCTCGTCGGTTGTCATCCACGCCACCGGCTGCTGCGGCGCATCCAGTGCGGTGCGCAGGGCGGCGATGAAGCTGCTGGCAATTTCTGCGGCGGCGTGGCGCGCATCTCGATGGCCGTACAGGTACGCCTCTCGCGTGCTTGCCCAGTCCAGAGTTGCGCCATCCGCGCTGACGTTCATGATCTTTCCGGGCAGCGCCTCCAGCGCCTCCAGCGCCTGCCGCATCACTTCTTTGGTCATTGCGTGTCCTTCCGTATTGGCGGTTATCCGCCGCACAAACGCCCCGCGCAGCCGATCCAGCAGCAAGACGTTTCGCACGCCTACTTCATCGGCGGCGGCGTCGAATGCGGCTAGGGCTTCGGGTGGGGTCATGCTGCCTCTCGTTGGTTGCGGTGGATGCTTTCCACCAGGCTGATCCGTCGCCCGATCCAGCGGGCGCAGTTCACCGCCCAGGAGTTTCCGAGCGCCTTGTAGCGCGGGCCGTCAGGGCACTCGCTGGCCGGCTTGCCGCGCCAGGGGATTGCGGTGTAGCCGCGCGGAAATCCCTGCAAAAACTCACATTCCCAGGGGGTCAGTCGTCTGACCGCTGCACCTCGCTGTGCTGGTTCTGCTTGACGGCCAATGGGTCGCCCCACTTCTTGAACCGCTGATAGTGCTTCGCGCAGTAGCCCAGCCCCTTCTGCGGCAAGCCACAAATCACGCATGAACCTTTGCGGTTGTGCGCCAGGTTGTGACAGCTCCGACAGATACGCTCCAAGTTGTCGGGCGAGTTGTTCAGGTGGTTGCCATCCTTGTGATGCACATCGCTGGCATCCGGCTTCGCGCAGCGACTGCAGCAGCCAATCGGAACCATCTTGCGAGCGTGATAGTGCGCAGTGGACCACCCAACTTCTGCTGAATGCCGCTGGTCGAATGCGCGCCCCATGCAGACCTGATCGCAGTACTTCCGGCGATTGAAGTGAACCAAGTATTCCAAGTCCCCATTGGGCAAACGCTTCCTCTCCAACTTCGTTCCGCAGTGTTCGCAGAAGCGCAGCGGCGTGGGTTTCTTGGGGGCGGGCATGGCTGATTCCTTGTGTGATTCCTAAGGGCTGCAAGGTATCACAAAGGGCTGCCGGATGCTTGCTCTTGTCCAGCGTCGGGCTGATCGTGTCCACCGGCATGCCTTGCGCTGCCGCGTTCTGCCATCCGAAGGCCACGGCCGGCGCATGCGCCCCTGCGGCCAGTGGGTGGCAGGGGTCGCCGGCCTTCGGGCTGCTGTAGTTGTTGGCGCTGGTGATCTGGGTGGTGTCAAAAGGCACCAACAGCGTCGGACCGCTGGCCGTCTCGCTGCTGCCTCGCGTGCCCATCGTGCAGGCCACGTCACCCGTCAAGAGGCCGTTGTAGCCATCCACCCCGACCGGCACCAGCGGCGTCCCGCGCCCTGTGCCGTCCTCGCCGGCGTCAAAGCCTTCGCCGCGCAGGGTGTGGGCGACGAACGTCTCCGTCTCGAAGTCCATCCGGCCACAGGCGCCACCGTGCGCCGAGAGCGCCGAGAGCGCCGAGGCTACGTCACGCGGGCCGCTGGTGTTGTTCCCGCCGTAGGCGGCAACGATGTTCACGTCGTCCTCTTGCCGTCGCCCGGCATACCCGCCTCGGCCACTGCTTTCAGCGCCGCGAGTAAGGCAGGCGGCAACGCGCGCCCCCGCGCTTCGGCGCGGCGCAGGATCCCCGCGCAGGCTTTCGCGCTCAAGAAGTACCGCTGCGGCACTGCGCCAGTCTCCAAGACATCCGACAACGAACACACGCTGCCGTCGCTGTGGGACGGCGCGCCCGTAGCCGTCCACTCGCACAAACTGAGCGTCCAGAACGCGGTAGGCGAACCCATACCCGAGGTGGCCCAAGAGCCCGAGGAAGGAACCAAAGTCCCGTCCTCCGTTGCTTGACAGGACGCCGGGGACGTTCTCCCAAACCAGCCAGCGGGGCCGATACCTTGCAGCAATGGCACCAAAGGTGAGCATGAGCTGGCCACGCGGGTCATCCAGTCCTGCGCGGAGTCCTGCTGCACTGAATGACTGACAGGGGGTTCCTCCACAGAGAAGATCGACAGTTGCATCGGGCCAGTCCTTGAAAGCGGTCATGTCGCCAAGGTTGGGCGTGTTGGGGTAGTGGTGGGCAAGGACGGCGCTTGGAAATGCCTCGATCTCGGCGAACGCCCAGGCCCGCCAGCCGAGCGGCCCCCAGGCGACAGATGCAGCCTCAATGCCGCTGCAGACGCTCAAGAAGCGCACTGCACGCCCTCCGCAGCCTCGACCACCTCCCGAACCGCCTCCACCGGCAGCCCCAGGGCCTGGGCCGCCGCCAGGATCGCGGCCTCGGTGTCGCCCGGGGACAGCAGCAGGGCGCGCGCCACGGCGGCGCGGACGGAATCGCGGGGGACGATCATGCGGACACCTCATTGGTCTCGGCAGGCTCCCTGCGCAGCACGACGCCGCGCTCGGCGGCGACGGCCTGCAGGAACTCCAGCCACTCGGAAAACTGCTTCTTGCTCATCTCCGACGTGCGCATGCCCAGCATCACCACACCGCCGTCTAGGCCCTGGGCAAGCCGCACGGACTCGCCGCGGAAGGCGGCCGACAGCACGTCTTTCCATTCCTCGGCGGTCATGCGCACCAGCGAGCCGTTGACGGGCCACTTCAGCTGCTCGGCGAACGCTTCGAGGATGGGCCACTGCACGGCGTTCTGGCCGGTGGTCCTGTTCGCCTCCTTGAAGGTGACGACCAGGCCGTCCATGCAGGTCCGCAGGAACTCGGCGGCGCGGCGGCGCGCGTCGGCATGGGCCAGGACGAAGACGCGGATGACGGCCATGGCGTCAGGCCGGCAAACGCGAGGACTCGCCCAGCACCCAGGCCAGCACCTCGCGCGTCGTGCTGCCGGCCGGTGCGGCCTCCATGGCCGCGCGGATCTCGCGCTTGCCGCGGCCGAAAGCCTTGGCCTGGCCACCGGTGGCGGCTGCGACGGCCTCGCGCTGCTTGCGCGCCTTGGCGTGACCCGCGGCGCCCGCGGCGGCGGCGGCGATCTTCTCGACGGCCTCGGCCTGCCGCTGAGGCGCCAGCTTCAGCAGCTTGGCGGCGTGCGTGGCCGTGATGCTGCCGGCCGCAATGGCCTCCTGCGCCTTGGGATGCAGGTCCAGCAGGGCCAGCGTGGACTGCACCGTGGCCTCGCCGCAGCCGAAGGCCTCTGCGATGCCGGACATGTCGTGCCCGGCCGACAGCATGGCGCGCATCTTGTGTGCGCGCTGCAGCGGCGTCTCGTCCATGCGGATGGCGTTCTCCGACGCGGAGACCTCCATCGCGGCGGCGATGGTGTCAGGCCGCGGCACGACGGGGATGCGCTTCGGCGGCTTGCCCTCGTCGACCAGGCGGCGGTTCGCCTCGATCGCGGCGATCGTGCGGCGGCGGCCGGCAGCGACCAGCACGGCGCCGGTTTCGTTGTCGCGGATGCAGCTGATCGGCTGCAGCACACCCTTGCGCATGATGCTGCGCACCAGCGCCTCGTCGGCAGGCAGGTGCACGCGCGGGTCGTACAGCGGGTTGGCCGGATCGGTGACCAGCGTCAGCTTCTCCGGCTCGAACAGGAGGAGGGTGCCGGCGGCGTCTGCGGCCCACACGTCTTTGGTGCTTCGTCCCATGGTTGTCCTTGCGTTTCGGTCGGGGCGTCAGGCTGCCTTGCTCGGCGCGTACAGCTCAGCCATCGCGCCGATGTGCGCCTGAAGCTGCTGGCAAATCAGCGGCCAGTCGCTTTCGCGGTAGAGCTTCGCGGCCTTGTCGGTGGCGCGTGGCGGGATGTGCAGCACGTCGGCCAGGAAGTCGGCGCGGACGGCAAAGCCCAGGCGCTCGCAGATCGTGCCCAGCTTCAGCGTCGGCGGTTCGTTGGCTGCCGGCGCGACGCGGGCAATCTGCGGCGCGGCGTGCAGTGTGTATGTGCCATCGGCGTTCTCGCTGTAGCTCTCGCCGGGCTGCAGAACAGGGGGCGACCGCTTGAACGACACGGGAGCTGGCGCCGCGGCTTCCGCCTCGGTCTGCTGGCGCTGCTCGTCGGCCAGCCGGTCGCGCTCCTGCTGGCGCGCAGCCTCGGCCGCAGCCGCTTCGGCCGCCGCGATCCGCGCAGCCTCGGCCGCCTGGCGCTCCTGCTCGCGCCGCGCCTCGTCGGCCCGGTGCTTGGCGATCCGCGCATCCAGCACGGCCGCGAAGTCGTCGGCCGCCTTGTGCACCAGCATGCCCAGGTCGGCGAACAGCGACTCCAGGCCGGCGGCGCGATCCTTGAACGTCGCCACGTTGCCGCGGATCACCCGGGCCTGCGCATCGGCCGCGATCTTGGCGTTGGCCAGCGTCGTGTCCAGTGCGTCCTGCATCGAGGCGATGGAGCGCAGGCCTTTGATGGCCCCGGCGAAGTCGGCCGCGACCGGCTGCAGGCGCATCGGCGCCAGCTCGGCCTGCAGGGTGGCGATGTGCTTGTCCAGCGCGGCGCGCGCGGCGGTCACGGCTTGCTCGCGCACCTCGTCCTTGCGGCGCTTCACCAGCTTGTCCACGTCCAAGCGCACCGAGCGCGCCTCGGCGCTGATGTCGTCCAGCGTCTTGAAGAGCGCGTCGATGTCGGCCGTCTGGCTCAGCGCGTGCTCCTTCGCGGCCTTCAGGCGGGCCTCGACATCGGCGCACCACTTCACCGCCTTCTCGGCGTCGGCGAAGTCCTGGTCGGTGCGCAGCTCGCGGTTGACGCTGCGGATCGCGCCCAGCGCCGTGGCCTTGAACTCGGCCAGGTTGCTGGCGGTCACCATGCCGGTGACTTCGATGCGCAGGGCCGGCAGCGTCTCCGGCGCGCGGCCAGCTGGCGCGGGCTCGGCCACAGCGGGCGGCACGTAGGCGGCCAGGTCGGCGGCGAACTGCTCCCAGCCCGCGATGATTGCGGCGCGCAGCTCGGCGTCTGGCTCATACCAGCAGTGGCTTGAGTCGATCAGCGTCTCATCGTCGGCCCACTTCGTCGCCATGAAGAGTACGCGCTCGGCGCCACTGACCATGCACTGGTGCTCCATCTGGACGCGGTAGTGCAGTGGCAGCTCGTGGCCCTTGATGTCGTCGCGCATCGTGCGGGCCAGGTCGGCGCTCAGCGTCTTGTGCTCGAACGCCGTCTCGCCGCCCAGCGTCAGGCCGTCGAAGCTGGCCGAGTACCGGCCCTCGACGCCGACGCACGGGTACAGGTCGTCGCCAATGATCGACTCGGCGATGGGGCGCGCCAGGGCCTCGAAGCGATGGCCGGCGTCGAAGATGCGCTGCGTGCCGGCGTCGACCTCGGCGGCCAGGCCGGTGTGCAGCTCGCGCAGCAGCTGGGCGCGCGTCTTGTAGGGGCTGCAGCCCATCATGGCCGGCGCGTCGCTGGCGTTGAAGTGATTGGCGCGGTGGGCATGCCACTCGGGCGTGCCCTGGATCAGGTCAACCGTCTTCATTGCTGTGCCCCCGTGTCGTCGGTGCCGTCGAAGTTCTCGAACGCGCGGATCGCGGCCTTCTGGTCGTCGGTCAGCGTGTTCTTGGTGGCCAGCATGGCCAGCAGCTGGTCGGCCGTCTTCTTGCCGGAGCGCACCAGGCCGCGCCACTCCGTGGCTTTGGCGTTGAACTGCTCGGCAGTCAGTGCAGGCATAACCTTGGGCGGCGGCGGAGGCGGCGGCGGCGCACCATCGGCATCACCGATCTCGAACCAGTCCGCGGGTGCGCTCATGTCGTCGCGCAGGCTGGCGTAGATGCGCTTCAGGCTGACGACCTGGGCGGGCGTGATGGCGTCCAGGCGCCGCTGGATGCGCTTCTCGATGTGCTCGCGCGTCACGCCGAAGTGCGAGAACGCCTCGACCATCTTCAGCATGGCCTCGGGGCTGGTGTCGGCCTTCGACTTCAGCGTGACCTCGGCCTGCTGCATCGCGGCCTCGGTGACATCCCCGGGGACGGACGCGAGGATGCAGGCGCGCAGGCGGCGCTGCGCCTGGTTCGCGCACAGCTCGTAGATGTCGCGCTCGTCGGTGAGCTTGTAGCCGCCCTTCTTCGTGTCGCGCCAGTGGCGCACGATGAACTGCAGGCGCTTGCTGTTGCGGCTCTGCAGGTCAACGCAGAATGCCTCGACCTCGGAGAACGGGACGCCGGTGGCGTCGGTGCCGCGCTGCAGCTCTCGCCAGCCGCTGTCCATGTTCCCCCACTGCTGGGCGATGGCCTCGGCCGCGCGGATGCTCGGGCCGGCGATGTCGCTGCCGCCGCGGGCGAATTGGTAGGCAGCCTTCTCGGCCAATGTCGGGCGGCTGAAGGCGTTCAGGATGCGGTCCATGGCCGCAACCTCGTTCCGCGGGAACCGCTCCGCCATCAGGTACTTGGTCTGCGTCTCGGCCAGCTCGCGGCTCTGGTTCTGACGCGAGCCGGCGCTGTCGTGCGTGGCAACCGCAGACCGCCCGCCGAAGGGGGACTCGATCATGTCGTTCATGGATTCCTCGTCGTTGAATGGTGGCGACGCCCCGGAACTTCCCCGGGCAGGGCAGGGCGCCGCCGGAAAGTCAGCCCAGCGGCCAGGCCATCTGCCAGTCCGCGGGCCAGTACCTGGCGATCAGGAAGGCGATGCCGACCAGGGCGCCCACGGCGGGCCAGCCCATCAGCACCACCAGCACGCCCCAGAGCACGCCGCGGCGGCGCTCCTGCTCGTCCGCGCCGACCTCGGTCGCGGCCTCGGCGGCCTGCGGCTGCACAGGCGCGGTGTCGGGGTAGTCGGTCATGCGCCGCTCTGCTTCAACAGCGGCATCACCAGGGCATGGAATCCGTCGCCGATGAACACGCCGGGCACCGCGCTGTCCGTGACCCGGTACCGCGCCTTCGGTAGGCGGGCCATCCACCAGAGATAGCCATGGTCGAAGTCGACCCCGCCAATCGCCAGGCGCTGGTATCGCTTGAAGCCGCGCCCGTCGCAGTGCACGCAGACCTTGAGGTCAGGTGTCTCGTGCTCGACCGCGAGCCATCCAGGCGGCGCAGCGTTGCAGGCTTCGCCGCACACGTCGCAGTCGTACTCGCGGCCCTTGAAGATGAACTCGCCTTTGCCATCGCAGTGCTCGCACTTGACAGCGCAGACATGGCCCTTGCCGTAGCAGAAGAAGCACGCCTCCGGCTCGTCAATCGGCGGCATCGCCGAGAACTCGCCGGTCTGGCCATCCAGGTGCTTGGCAAACTTCGCCGCAACATCGGGATGCTTGTCGGTTGAGACGACATGACCCGGGTATTGGGCGGCCGGAACGCGGATGAGCACATGCCCGTTTGTCGAGTACACCCATTGCCCGTGCCGCCACGGCGCACGCAGGTGCTCTCGCGGGTCGTTCTCGTTGGCGCAGAAGCGCATCAGGTCAATCATGTTCACCCCTAGAACCCAGCGCCGGCCAAGGCGCCGAGCGTGAGGCCGACGACCAGGGCCGCCAGCCAGTTGATGGCGCGCTCTGCAGCGCGGGACGTGCGGATGCGGCCGTGGCCGTGCTCGCGGTAGGCGGTCACAGGCTGTCTCCAAACAGGTCGTCGGCATCCCCGAACGCCAGCACCAGGATCAGCGCAGCGGACAGGACGGCCAGGCCAGCCGCGAAGCGCAGTTGGCGCAGGGCCCAGCGGGCGGCGCGCTTCACGGCGTGGCTCCGGTGGCGTGGGCAATGGCGGCGCGGACGATCTCCAGCGCCTTGAGGTCGCCGACAGAATCCTCGGCGATGCGCAGCGCCTTCAGCAGCTCGCGCACAGCCCCGCCCTCCAGCGCCTCGGTGCTGATGCCGTCGCAGGCGTTCCAGGCGGCGACGATGCGGTCAGCGTTCGCGCGGTCCTCGTCGGTGCGCGCTTCGCAGCCGGCCGCCGTCTTCGGCGCACTGGCGCAGACGCCCCACGTCACTGCGACGGCGCGACCGCTGGCCGCGCGAACGTCTGCGTGGGGGTGTCCGCGGTGGTCTCGGACCAGCAGGCCCTGCGTGTGCGCGCTCATACCACCAGCTCCAGCCCCGTCGCCGTGCGGTACGCATCCCGGCACTGCTCCAGCGCCGCCGCCGGGTCAGCCTTGCCCAGCAGCGCCGCCGCCGCCAGCCGCACGGTGTCCAGCATGCTCGGCGCGGTGATGCGGTCCTCGATGTCGTAGAGCCTGCGCACGCGCTCCAGGTGGCCGCGGTAGACGTACTCGTTGCACACATCGTCGACGGCGAGCTGCAGTTCCATCCGCAGGTCGGCGGCGCGCTGGTTGGCGCGGGCCAGGTCCAGGCGCAGTTGGGCCTCGATGCTCGGGCCGGCGGCGACCTCGAAGGCCGGGCGGCTGGCCACGTTGGCAGGGGCGGCTGCGCAGCGCGACGGCTGGTCAGCCTCGCGCGCCTGGGCACGCTGGCCCGGCGTCAGGAGGGATTCGAGGAGGGCGCTCATGCTGCCTCGCGTTGGTTGGCGACCCGCCGCTGGGTCGGGTTGAAGACGTGAAGGCGAGCCTTTGCATCCAGGTACGACTGGTAGGCAGCCTCCGGTGTCTCAAAGACTCCTAGGCAATGGCGCTCGCCCGGGGTTCGAATGCGCGCGATCCACATGCCGCCGCTTCTGCTGACGCCAGGAAAGCCGCTGGTGTTGTTGCGGTGGACCTTGCGGTTCTGGGCGTTCTCGGCCGTCGTCGCCTGGCGCAGATTGCTGATGTGGTTGTTCGCTCGGTTGCCGTCGATGTGGTCAATCTCGTCCTTTGGCCACTTGCCGAAGTGCAGCGCCCAGACGACGCGGTGCGCCAGCAGCACAACTCGGTTGATCCTCAGACGCCGATAGCCATACCGGTCGATGTGCCCGGCCTCAGACCCGGCAACCACCGTCCCGACCCTGATGCGCCAGGTCAGGCCGCCTGTCGCGCTGTCGTAGATCAGTCGCCTGCGGAGTTCATCTACGGAGACCTTCACCATCTGCTCCCTGTGTGGGTGGTCGATGGGTGGAGTATGCGAGAGCGTATAGAGTGGTGTCAATACGCCACCGCATAATTTCTGCGACACTCCCGTCACGCCCCTGGTTCGCGGGCAAAAGAAAAGCCCGCACTGGGCGGGCTTCAGTGGCCGAAGGGCCGGAAGGAGTCAGCGATGGATCAGAAGCAGTGCGGGCACAGGCGTGTGGCGACTCTCAAACGCATCGATGAGCCGTGCGAACGGCGCATCTGCCAAGAATGCGGAGCCGAGGCGCTGGACATTTCGGTCGTTGCCAGCATCAAGACCAGAAAGGATGTTGACGGCCTCAGCGTCCATGTGCCCAACGCCCTGTCGCGCGAGGTGGTTGTGCTCGTCGCCGACGGCATCGGCGGGTACTACCCGGCCTGGTCGATCAAGGCAGGTTCGACGGGTCCCACCCATCCGGAGCTGGCGCGTCAACTCGCAGAACTGCATGCCCCGCCGGCGTCATATCCCGCGGGTCAACCCCAATCGAGATAGTCCTTCCGACGACACAGAAGGTCCAAGTGACCGGCCCGGCACGGACGATCGCAGTGTCACCGATGGCCGGCACAGGCACATCCGCCGGCCAAGAGACGTGCATGAACATCTCGGACGGCGACGCGATGTCAACCCAGAACTTCATGTTCTCCCCCTGTCGATGCCCGGAAGCGCCGGGCGTGCTACCTCAGCAGGCCCCGGTCGTCGAGCGCCTGCAGTCCTGCTGTCGTTGGCGACCAGCCTGTGGTCGGGTGGATGTCGAACGAGGCCGCGCCATCGAACCGCTCTGCGGCCACCAAATTGGCCGCCAGCAACCTCTCCGCGTCGAGCGTCGCGCGCGCCACGGATACCCCGACGACCTTTGCTAGGTCATCGGTCTCGATGTGCGGCCGCTCGGCAATCGCAACCAGAACGCGCAACTGCGCCTCCGTCAAATGACCATCGTCCAACGTCTTCGGCGCCTGAGCGTCGTCCTGCTGGTCCGGCTGTTCCTTGAGCCGCCGTACCTGATCTATCTGCGCCTGTGCCGCCTGAAGTTGCGACTTCAGCGCCGAAACCTCCGCGCGTAGCTGGTCGCGCTCTCGCTCCACCGCGGCGTGGCGATCGTTCAGAAGCTGGATGCGCTCCCTGAGGATGGCTGCCGAGCCGTGTTCGGTTATCAGGCGCTCCAAGCCGTCCAGCAGGCCCATTCGATCCCCTTGGGTTGCTCTAGTCCTGCCGCGAGGTGACGGGCGCGCTATGGGTTTGCGTGGTACTGGTCCCTGAACTTGCGCTCCATCATTTCGCAGGTGCTGGCGATGAACCGCGCCGTGTCTGGGGCGTTCGACTTCTTCGCCTGTTCATCCCAGCACGTTGCAATGGCCATCCGCGCTCGCGCCTTTTCGTCTGGCGGCGGCGCGTTGGCACCGATCACCAGCAGCAGCAGGAAACCGCCGACAAGCGCAATGGGGATCCAAAGCCAGCGCGGCATGCCGGATCGCAGCACCTTGGCGCCGCAGTTTGGGCACGCCTCGGCAATGGAGCTGATCTCTTTGCCGCACTCGCGGCACGGTGTCATGGCCATACTGCACCCCCATCGCGCCGCCGGCGCTACTACTACCCTTGCCCGCCAGCCCGGTGCGTCGCCGCCGCCAGCAACTTGATCCCGTCCCGCCCCGAGTGCAGCGGCGGCTGCGCCGGGTCGCGCGTCCTGGCCTCCCACTCGCCCCCGCCCAACGCGAAGAACAACCGCATGTAGCGGCGCCCGGCGGGCGTCTCGACGATGACCACATCGCCGTCTGTCGGCGCCGCGGTGGTGGAGAAGGTGAAGCGCGTCCCCCGGGTCGTCCGGGGTGCAAGCGCGTCGTCAGGCATGGCCGCTTCGAAGCGAGCCGGCAGAACTGCACCGGTCAAGATGAACTCCCATTCGATTTTTGGAGGTTCATCCTCGGGCACAAGCTCGCTCATGTCATGAGCCAGTGCCCCAGTGCCGACACCCGCGGGTGAGTGCTGTTCCGGCGTCCAGCCTGTTCGCGCATCCAGCCCATGCAGCAGCCTGTCGGCCGCCTCCGTGGCCAGCTTCTCGCTGTACAGCGTGTCCACGCTCAGCCGGAAGTGCTTTGCAATCAGCTCGGCGGTGCGCCTGGTCGGGCTTCCGGTCTCGCCGTTGATGTACCGGTACAGCGTCGGCTGGAAGCTTGGTCGCCCCATCTTCTTGGCGACGGGCAGGGCGCCGCCGTCGCGCTCGACAAGGGCGTGAATCAACTCGTGCGGTTTCACGGTGCGAACTATGCGCCGGCGAGTAATGCAACGGTGGATTGCATAACTATGCGACGCCGTATAAGATGGCCGCATGAGCACCACCACCGAGCTGATCCGAGGGCTCCGCGCCCAAGGGCTGTCCCAGTCCGAGATCTCTCGGCGCACCAACATCCCTCAGCCGCGCATCTCGCGCTGGGAACGCGGCGAGGCGCCCGACAGCGCGGATGACGCGCTGAAGCTGGCCGCGCTGCACAAGGAGCTGATCGGCCAGCCCGGCGCCCCGGCCGTCGAGCAGAAGGAGGTGCGCCATGCGGCGTGACTCCTTCGTGCCGGCGTACAAGCGCCGGCGGCGCGCGCGTGAAAGACAGGCGATCTCGGCGCGCCGCCATCGTGCAAAGCTGTTCCTCAAACAGGCGCTGCCGGCGCTGGTGGATGAGCTGAACGCAATGCCCCCAGCCACTCCACCGTGTCGCGCGTCATGGCGCACTGCTCTGGCGTCAGCACTTGGCCGAATGAGCCAGTGGGCGCGAGCGCTTTCTCCAGCGCGGCGGTCATCGTCAGCTGGAAGCCGGTGTGATCGGGGTGCGTCCGAATGAGCGCTGCAACCGCGATCAACAGCGCGGCGATCTGCGCCTGCTGCCCCTCGACATCGCGGGCCAGTTCTTCCGTTTCCATGGTCGCCCTCCTGTGGCGTTGGTTGATGGGGATCACCAGCGTACACCCGCAGGCAGGGCGGCCGCCCTTCATTGCGGAGGCCTGAATGCGCACCACCTCCCACCTCGCCCACGCCCAGGCCGTGCTGCAACAGGCGTACCGGGCCGACAACGACCGCCGGCAAGGCCATCTGCAGCTGTCGCTGTGCCAGCTCATCGCGCTGCGCCTGGGCATCGCCCACGGCCAGGCCATCGTCGCCGAGTGCGCGGGCCGGCTGGCGCGCACCGTCGCGGCCAATGACGAGGGCTGCGCGCCGAGCGCGGCTTGAGCTGTGGCCATCCACGTTGTCTCCCCAGCGCTGCCCACTGGGCGCTGGTTCGCCCGGCCGGCGCGCGTCGTCGGTCGGGCCCTTTCTGCTGCATCCGCTCATCGTCCCGGCAACCGCTTGGTTGCCCCCACGGTTCGCCGTGGCGGTGTTCGGGTGCAGCAGAAAGGGTCGTCGTTGAAGGCGGCGCATGCCTTCACTTTGGCCCCTGCGCGACCGGTTACTCAACCGGTTACCCGATGGTCTTTCTTCATGGGGGCAACCATGGAAGACACACAGCGCCCGCTGCAGTTGCTGGCGCGGCTGGAGGGCCCGTCTGTCGTGCCGCCTGAGCTGGTTCGCCAGGCGCGCTCGTACCGCGAGGCTTGCCGGATAGCCTGGCAGCTGCGCCGGGCCAAGAACCTGACCTTCCGCGCGCTGTCCGAGCGCTGCGGCCTGGTCTACCAGCACGTCGGCGACTACTTCAATGCCGACGACGCCCGGCATCGGCGCGACCTGCCTGGCGACGCGCTGAGCGCCGTGGAGGGCGAACTCGGGAACACCTTCATCAGCCAGTGGCACGCGATGCGCGCGCAGCTGACGGTGGTCGAGGAGATCCAGGCGCAGCGGAGGGCCGCGTGATGCGCCGCACCGGCTTCGCCCGCAAGCCCTACGCCCCGGCGCGCGCGCCCGTCGCGCCGATCCCGGCCGAGACGGCCCAGCGCATCCGGTATGCCGAGAGCGCCGCCAATGCGCAGCCGGTGGCCAAGGACCAGCCGGCCCGGCATGAGCGCTACCGCCGGATCGTCGCCGCACTGTCCTGCGCCTGCTGCGGGATCGCTGGCCACAGCCAGGCCGCGCACCCCAACGAAGGCAAGGGCATGGGCCTGAAGACCGACGACCGCCTGTGCTTCCCGATGTGCGCTGACCGGCCAGGCGAGCGCGGCTGCCACAGCCTGCTGGACCAGGGCGCCCTGTACCCGCGTGACGACCGCCGGCGCTTCGAGCGCCTGGCCGGCGACCGCACCCGCGCCACCGTGCGCGCCATGGGCCTGTGGCCGGCTGATCTGCCGGCTTGGCCCGAAGACAAGGAGCCAGCATGAGCACCACGCGCGCCCTCATCGCGCAGGCCCTGGCCGACGGCCAGCCCTGGCGCACCGCCCAGCTCGTCGAGGTCATCGCCGCAGCCGGCGGCAGGCCTACCGCCGCGAAGAACGCCGTCCGGCGCATGCACGATGACGGCCAGGTCGGCGCCATCCGCATGGGCTGGGACTGGTTCTTCTTTCGCGACCAGCAGACGGCCGACGCCTACCCCATCGAGACGATGCGCCGCCTGGCCGCCGAGATGGCGGAGACCCGCGAGCGCAAGGCCAAGGACGCCGGCACCAAGACGCGCTTCCAGAGCGGCAACCGGGCGCGCACCGTGAAGCGGTCGGCCGAAGTCGAGGCGCCCATTGTCGTGAAGTCGTCGCCGGCACGCGTTGACCCGTCAGCCGAGGCCGACTACTCGCGCGCCAAGGTCACGCGATGCGCCGCGCCGCGGTACGACGCGCGGTATCAGGTCGACCCCAGGGCCATGCCTTACGGCGCCGGGTTCTCTGCGGTCGGGCTGGGGCGTGACGTGACGACGGGGAAGGGCTGGGGGGCACAGACATGAGCTACGGCTTCGTGTACATGCTGCACAACCGGCACATGACGTGCTTCAAGATCGGCTGCACCGAACGGTCGCCTCATGCGCGGGCCGAGGAGCTGTCGAAGCCCACCGGCGTGCCGTCGCCGTTCATCGTCGCGTGCTACCTGGAGACCAAGGACTTCCAGGACATCGAGCGGCGCATGCATGGCTGGCTTGCCGAGTATCGATTGAACGAGCAGCGCGAGTTCTTCGACGATACCGGCGCTTGCCACGCGGTGGCGCTGATGTACCACTGGATCGGCAAGCTGTCGTTTGCGGTCGCCGATCACGGCTACTTGAGCGAGCTTCTCAGCGGCAGACCTGTCAGCGAGATCTACAACCCATGGAAGCCTGCAGCGCCTGCCCCAGAGGCTGAAGAAGCGCCGGCACTTCGCGTTGTGGGTGGATCAGCCAGAGGCTTTGACTGATGCCCAACCGGCTGATCCGAGAAGGTCTGCTGGAGTCCGAGGCAGTGCTGTCGGTCCCGGTGGAGGCTCGCTGGCTGTTCGTGACCATCATGCTGAGCGCAGACGACGTGGGCCTGTTCGAGGCCACGGAGTTCCGGCTGGGCCGCAAGGCCGATGTCAGCCGCGACAGTGTGGGGCGACTGCTGACGATGCTGGCCGACGTGGATCTGATCCGGCTGTACGAGGTCAACGGCAAGCGCTACGGCTTCATCCCGAGGTTCCGCCAGAGGGTGCAGATCAAGAGCACGCGGCATCCGTTGCCTCCCCGTGAGTTGATGGCAGACGATCAGGACGCTTTCAAGAAAATCAAAGACTTAGCATCAGAAACAACCGTTGGAGCGCCGGTGGGCAGCGGTTGTGCAACTGTTGCGCAACCGTCTGAAGCGGAAGCGGAAGCGGAAGTAGAAGAGAAGGTATCGGTTCAGTCGAAGACTTCGTCTTCTCCTTCACCTCGTCGCCGTAGCCCGGCGACCGGCGACCGGCGAGCCCCAGCCTGTCCGGTCGAGGCCATCGTCGAGGCCTACCACGAGGCCCTGCCGGACTGGCCCAAGGCCAGGATCATCCGCAATGCCCGCACCAAGGCCATCAAGGCCATGTGGCAGTGGGTCATGACCAGCACGAAGTCGGACGGCCATCGGCGCGCCGAGACGGCAGAGCAGGGGATCGAGTGGTTCCGGCAGTACTTCGGCCGGGTCCGCTCGAACGACTTCCTCATGGGCCGCACCCAGCGCAGCGCTGAGCACGCGAGCTGGCGGCCGGACATCGACTACCTGCTGACGGATCGCGGTCTGAAGCAGGTCATCGAGAAGACCCAGGAGGCGGCATGAACGCCGAGACCGATCCCCGCTACCTGACCGAACCGCCGGCCGCCGGCCCGGTGTGGTCGCAGGAGGCCGAGCAAGCCGTCCTCGGCGCCGTGCTCATCGACAACGCCGCCCACGACCGCGTGGCCGACCTGCTGGCCGACGGCGGCGCCTTCTGGCACGCCGGACACCGCCGGATCTGGTCCGCGGCCTCGGCGCTGGCCATGGCCGGCAAGCCCGCCGATGTGGTGACGGTCTTCGAGCGGCTGAGGACGCAGGGCGAAGAGGACGAGTGCTGCAGTCTGCAGTACCTGAACGCCCTGGCGTGCAGCGTGCCCAGCGCCACCAACGCCCGGCGCTACGCCTCGATCGTCGCCGAGCGCGCCGCGCAGCGCGGGCTGATGGCGGCAGCCGACAAGGCGCTGGAGATCGCCAAGGACAAGGCCGAGGTCGGCGACAAGCTGGACCGCATCGCCGCGGAGTTCGCCGCGCTGCAGCGCACCCAGATGGCCAAGGCGCCGCGCTCGATCGGCGACCTGGCGCGCGAGGCCATCGACCGCTACGAGGACATGGCGCAGGGCCGGCGCACGCCGGGCTGGCGCACCGGCATCGGCCCGCTCGACGGCATCCTCAACGGCGGCATGAGGCCCGGCAAGGTCTACTGCCTGGCCGCGCGCCCCAGCGTCGGCAAGTCGTCGGCCGCCCGGGCCATCGCCATCAACCTGGCCGCCGGCGGCCACACCACGCTGGTGCTGTCGCAGGAGATGCCGACCGACGAGGTGGCCGACTGCGTGGTGGCCCAGCTTGGCGGCATCCCCAGCGACCGCCTGCAGACGGGCAGGCTGTCCGATGCCGATTGGAGCGGAATCAGCGAGGCCGCGCACTACGCGGCCGGCCTGCCGCTGTACGTCGACGACGACGGCGGCCTGACGATAGGCCAGATCCGCGGCAAGGCCCGCATGGTCAAGGGCCTGCAGGTGCTGGTGGTCGACTACCTGCAGCTGTCGACCTCGACGCTCAAGGGCGCCAGCACGAACGACCAGGTGGCCGAGATCAGCAAGGGCCTGAAGCAGCTGGCGCTGCAGATGGGCATAGCGGTGATCGTGCTTAGCCAGCTCAATCGCGCCGTCGAGAGCCGCGCCGACCGTGAGCCGCAGCTGTCGGACCTGCGCGACTCCGGCGCGATCGAGCAGGACATCGACGTGGCCGTGATGCTCTGGACCGTCCGCGAGCCCAGCGACGGTGCCCGCCTGGTCGGCTGGAAAGTGCCCAAGCACCGCGGCGGCCGCAAGGGTCGCTTCGGGATGCGGTTCGACGCACCGGTCTACCGCTGGGACGAGGCGCCCGGCGAGCTGCCGGAACAGGGCCGGGCCGTCGGGCCGCGGGCTGGAGGGTTCGAGTGATGACGCTGGACCAAGAGCACATGGTGCTGGACATCGCCCGCCGGGTGCTGGCCGAGCCCGGCGCGAGCGCCGACCGCATGGCCTGGGCCGACGATGCGGTGCGTGCCATCGAGCACGGCGACATTGCCGCTGCGCGCCGGATCGGCATGTGGGAGCTGCCTTCGGCGGCGAAGCGCCCGATGTGCGGCGAGGCCCACGAGCTGAGCCAGTGCCCGCGGTGGCGCGTGCCGCTGGCGTTTTCGGACCCCGTTGCACGGGAGGCCGCATGATCGTCGTCGCCATCGACATCGGTCTGACCGGAGCTTTGGCAGCCGTGGACGGTCGCGGCAGCGCCCAGGTGCGCGACCTACCGACCACCGCGGACGGCGAGCGCCGCCGACTGTGCGGCCGCGGGCTGCTGCAGCTGGTGCGGGAGTTCATCCCGGCCGGCCAGGCGGGCATGATCGTCATCGAGGACGTGCGCCCGCGCCCGATGGGCAACTCTGGTCGACACGGCAACACCATGCACAGCCAGGGCAGCCTGATGCGCAGCCGCGGCATCGTCGAGGCGGTGGTGGATGTCTCGCGGCTGGAGCTGCGCGCGGTGCAGCCGGCGACGTGGAAGCGCCACTTCGGGCTGATCGGCAAGGAGAAGGGCGCGAGCCAAGACGTTGCCCGCTCGCTGTTCCCGGGGCTGGCTTCGCAGCTGAAGCTGGTCAAGCACCACAACAGGGCCGAGGCGCTGCTGATCGCGCACTACGGGCGGGGGCAGTTCGCATGACCACCGTCGCCACCCGCGCCAGCGAGCGCCGAGCCCGCGAGGTGATCTACGTCAGCCCGGCAGACCGCCGTGACTGCTGCCAGCACTGCGCCAGGTCCGAGGACGGCGGGCGCCGCTGCCTGGAGCTGGACGCGCCGGTCGAGCCCGGCGGCCTGTGCGCAGCGCACCGTCCGGTGCAGCGGCCGAGCTGGATTCCTGCCGGGGTGCCTGGGTGAAGTGCGCGCGCTGCAGCCGCACACTGACCAGCCCCGCCGTGGTGGTCGAGACGCCGGCCGGCATCCTGGCCTGGGGCTCCGGCTGCGCTCGAAAGGTCTGGGCGGCCGGCCGGAAGAAGGCCAAGGCCGGCCCGAGGCCGCGCAAGGACCGGCAGACGGTCGACTGGGTGGACACCGCCGCATGACCTGCGACCACTGCACCCGGGCGCGCGCCGGCATCTGGTGCGGCTACCTCAGCACGTGCACCGAGTGCGTCGCGCGGGCGCTGGCCAGGAGCCTGCACGCCTTCAACGCGCTGCACGACCGAGGCACCGGGGACCGCGATGAGCTGCGCCAGGCCATCCAGCGGGCGCTGCCCGGCATCGACTACGCCACCGCCCGCCGCATGGTCTGGGCCTGGTGGCAGCACGACCATTCGACCGAAGGGAAGACCTGATGAACGAAACCCGAATGCGCCAGGCGATGGAGGGCGTCACCTCGATTGCTCAGCGCGTGCTGGATGCCGTCCCGATTCAAGAGGCATGGACGAAGGCCCAGATCGTCGGGGAGCTGAAGCGGACCGGTTCGAGCGCCAGCGTCGAAGTCGTTCATGGCTGCCTGAACAACCTGCGCGGCAAGGGGCTGATCAGCGAGCCCGAGTCGGGCAAGTTCATCCGGGTCCAGGCCCGCAAGAAGCAACCCGCGGCCGAGCGGCCGCAAGACGTGAGAGAGCCTATGCCAGCACCTGCAGTGCAACACAAGAACGAGACGGTCAGCGCGCTTGATCGACTGGCTCAACTGGCGGCGGATCTGCGCGCCATGGCGGCGACGGTCGAGGACATCGCGCTCGATGTTGCTCAGGAGATCCAGCGCATCGGCGCCGACAGCGAGAAGCTGCGCCAGCTGCAAGCTCTGCTGAAAGGCCTGGGCAACTGATGCGGCGAAGACGGCGCGCCAGCTGGATCAATCACCACCCCGACGCGAAGGCATACGCACCATGACCGAGAACGAGAAGCCCGGGATCGAGGAGCTGTACGCCGCGGCCATCGCCCGTGGCGTGCCTGACCGCCTGATCCTGGCCGCCGGCCTGCAGCGCGAGCGCGTGGGCATCATGCTGCTGCGCCTGCGCGCCGAGTACGACATGGTGCGCGGCGAGCTGGAGCGGGCAGGGCAGATCGCACCCGCCGGCGCCAAGCGTGCGCAGGAGCTGCGCCAGCAGGCCGAGAAGGCGCGGCGCATCGGCGAGCACGACGTCGCGGCCCAGCTGCTGGCCGAGGCCGACTCGATCCAGCGCCGCACGCCTGCCGAGGTGATGAGCGCCCGCGCCGTCATCCTGGTGTCTCTGACCACGCTGCACGCCGCCAAGCAGGAGCTGGGAGCCCTGGCCGTGAGGATGGGCGCCAACCCGAGGCGCATCCTGGCGTCGGCCGTGTCGCTGCGCCTGGCCGGCCGTGTGCTGGACGTGTGGCTCGACGAGACCTGCCACCGCTGCGACGGCACGGGCATCCTGGGCAGCCGCTACCAGGGCGACGCCGAGCGCGAGTGCCCGACGTGCAAGGGCACCGGCCACCGGCGCGACATCCTGGGCGACTCGCTGCAGCAGACCCAGTTCGCGGGCGACCTGCTGGCCGAGGTGCAGCGCCAGGTGGCGGCGGCGGCGGCCGGCATCAGGGCGGCGATCCATGCGGAGAGCGGCCCGGCCGCCGAGATCCACCACGAGCTGCGCAGGCGACTGGCCGAGCTGCGTGGTGCGGAGGCTGCCGCCGACTGATACACTGCGCCCCGTGTCGCATCTAGCGACGATCAGGACGCGCCGGCCGGCTGGACCCGCCAGATAGCCGGCGCCGACAGCGGCGACAGCCGATGCCTACGGGCACCAGAGTCGCGCCGCTGCATTCACCGAGGCCCGCCACCGCGCGGGCTTCGTCGTTTCTGACTTCCCCCGGACCCGGCGGGGCAGCCTGCGTTTGAACAGGGGCGCAGGCTGATGCACTCCACGCCGCTGCCAGCGTGACCGGGCGATGGCGCAAACGGCGCGACCCAGCCGGGGCAGACCAACCCCGGTAGGACCGATGGGCCGCATCACCACCCTCAAGACCCGCATCCCGACGATGCACAAGGCCCGGCACGGCTGGGCAGACGAGCGGCGCGGCACTGCAGCCGAGCGCGGCTACGGCGCCGAGTGGCAGCGGCTGCGCGCCGAGACGATGCGCGAGCAGTCCGGCCTGTGCCAGCCATGCCTACGCCGTGGCCGGGTGACGCCGGCCGTCGCCGTCGACCACCGCGTGCCCAAGGCGCGAGGCGGGACCGACCACCCGAGCAACCGGCAATGCATCTGCGGGCCGTGCCACAAGGCCAAGACGGCCGCGGAGGCGCGGGGGCTGGAATGGGATGAGGCGGACCCGATCGGCACTCCTGGGGCCGCCTGACGCGAGCCAGGGGCATCGGCGCAGGGGGAGGGGGGGGTCGAATCTCTGGGGGAGTGGCGGGCGCTGACCGCCCGGTACCGCACGCTCGTTGAATCGTCCCCTTTTCACCAGGGAATCAGCAAATGGCAGGAGTGAAGGGCAAGAGCGGCGGACCTCGGCCAAACTCTGGCGGCAGGCGGCCAGGCGCTGGGCGCAAGCCGAAGGCCGCGCCGGACAAATCAGCAAATCCGCCAGCCGCACCTCCATCTGACCAGGTGGACGCCACCAAGCTGGACATGCTGGAGTTCCTGCAGGCCGTTGCCATGGGGAAGGTCGAGGCGAAACCGCTGCAGGTTCGCGCGGCCATCGCGGCGGTGCAGTACACGCACACCAAGCGCGGCGACGGGGGCAAGAAGGAAGACCAGGCCAGCCGCGCCAAGAAGGCCAGCAGCGGCCGGTTTGCGTCGTCTGAGCCGCCGAAGCTGGTGGTGAACAACAAGTAGCGCGAAGACGCGCTGAAAAGGCGAGCCCCCGAGCGTGGTTGCACACGTCGGGGGCTCTTTCCATTCCGACTGTCTGGAGCCGATATGGACAAGGGCAATCTTACGCATGAAGCCTTAAAGAACGCGCTGCACTACGACCCCGATACGGGCGTCTTCACGTGGCGGCTGCGCTTCGGAAAGCGTGGCATTCCTGGCCGCAGGGCCGGGACCATCGACTTCAACGGCTACGAGGTCATCACGATCAACGGCAAGCGGCACAAGGCCCACCGGCTGGCTTGGCTGTATGTGCACGGACGATGGCCGGCCGTGGCAATCGACCACATCAACGGCGTCCGGTCCGAGAACCGCATTCAGAACCTGCGCGAAGCTGGCCCGGCCGAGAACCAACAGAACCGCGGCAGGCAGCGCAACAACAAGAGCGGCTTTACCGGCGTCTCATGGGATCAATCTGCCGGAAAGTGGCGGGCGGGCATCCGGGCCGATGGCAGGGCGCGCAACCTTGGCGGCTACGACAGTCCAGAGCAGGCCTCTGAGGCGTACCTTGCGGCCAAGGCAGCCGTGCACAAGTTCAACCCTGTGCCGCGTGATGCCTGAGTGGTCAACGGCCTGTACTGACTGGGAAGCCAGACTCCGGTCCGGCAGGTCGATCATCCCGCCGCCGATCTTTCCAGAGGAGGCTGAGCGCGGACTTTCGGTGATGCGGGAGCTACGCATCGTCGACGCCCCGGGAAGCCCGCGCATCGCGGACGCCTGTGGTCAATGGGTGTTCGACTTGGCGGCTTCGATCTTTGGCGCCTACGACCCGGAGAGCGGCCGGCGGCTGATCACCGAGTGGTTCGTGATGCTGCCGAAGAAGAACTTCAAGTCGGGTTTGGCGGCCTCGATCATGCTGACCTGCCTGATCCGCAACTGGCGCCAGGCCGCGGAGTTCACGATCTTGGCTCCGACGGTGGAGGTGGCGAACAACAGCTTCGGGCCGGCGCGCGACATGGTGCAGTACGAGGAGGAGGACGGCGAAAGCGAGCTGGCCGACCTGATCCATGTGCAGACGCACGTCAAGACGCTGACCCACCGAGGCAAGCAGGCGACATTGAAGGTTGTTGCGGCAGATGCATCAACCACGGCCGGAAAGAAGTCGGTCGGGACGCTTGTCGAGGAGCTGTGGCTGTTCGGCAAGCAGGCGAACGCCAAGGACATGCTGCGAGAGGCGACAGGCGGTCTGGCGTCCCGCAAAGAAGGCTTCGTCATCTGGCTGACAACGCAGAGCGACGAGCCGCCCGCCGGGGTGTTCGCGGAGAAACTGAAGTACGCGCGTGACGTGCGTGACGGCAGGGTGCACGACCCGCAGTTCCTGCCGGTGATCTATGAGCACCCAAGGGACATGGTTGCCAGCGGCGCCTGCCTGCTGCTGGAGAACATGCAGTTGGTGAACCCGAACCTGGGCTACTCGGTTGATCGCGCATTCCTGGACAGGGAGTACCGCAAGGCTGAGGCCGAGGGGAAGGAGTCGCTGCGCGGCTTCCTGGCGAAGCATGCCAACGTGCAGGCCGGGATGCTGCTGCGCGCCGACAACTGGGCCGGCGCCGAGTTCTGGGAGCGAGCCGGCGCATCCTGGTGTACACGCGCCGAGGTCCTGCGCCGCTCCGAGGTGGTCGTCGCCGGCATCGACGGCGGCGGTCTGGACGACCTGCTGGGCCTGGTGCTGCTGGGCCGCTGCCGCGAAACCGGCCGGTGGCTGGCCTGGGCGCATGCCTGGGCTCATCGCATCGTGCTGGAGCGCCGCAAGGAAGTCGCGCCGGCGCTGCTGGACTTCGAGGCCGACGGAGACCTGACGATCGTCGAGGCGCCGGGCGACGACGTGCGCGCGGTGGCCGACGTGCTGTGCGAGGTGCGCGACGCCGGCCTGCTGCCGGAGAAGGCCGCGATCGGCGTGGACGCGGCCGGCATCGGCGACATCGTGGACGAACTGCTGAGCGAGGAACGGGGGTTCGTCATGGAGCACATCATGGGCATCAGCCAGGGCTGGCGACTGAACGGCGCCATCAAGACCGTCGAGCGCAAGGTCGCCGGCGGCGAGCTGGTGCACGGCGGCACCCGGCTGATGGCCTGGTGCGTCGGCAACGCCAAGGCCGAGCCGAAGGGCAACGCCATCAGCATTACCAAGCAGCAGAGCGGGTCGGCCAAGATCGATCCGCTGATGGCGCTGTTCGACGCGGCCTCGCTGATGGCGCTGGGGCCTGTGGCGACTGCTGGCCGCAGCTTCTGGGAGATCGAGCAATGAAGTGGCCGGCGTGGCCGTGGGCGCGCAAGGCCGAGAACGCCACGCTGGAGCTGTTCCGGCAGATCTTCGGCTCGCGCGCCACCAAGTCAGGCCAGGTTGTCGACCTGCGCGCGGCCATCCGCTGTGCCGCGGCAATGTGCTGCGCGCGCGTGATCGCCAACGGTATCGCGCAGGTGCCGCTGAAGCTGTTCCAAGAAGACGACAGCGGAAGGAAGCTGCCGGCGCGCGGGCATCACCTGTACCGCGTGCTCCACCGCAAGCCCAACCCTTGGCAGACCTCTTTCGAGTTCCGCGAGACGCTGGGGCTGCACCTGGTCCTGGCCGGCCGCGCCTACGTCTACAAGGTGATCGTCGGCGGCAAGCTCCGAGAGCTCATCCCGTTCGAGCCGGGGAGGGTGCAGACCGAGCTTGCCGATGACGGCATCACCGTGGTCTACAAGGTCACCGGAAAGGATGGCGAGGTCCGCGTCTTCGGGTCGGACGTGATCTGGCACCTGAAAGGCCCGAGCTGGACCGGCTGGGAAGGGCTGGACGCTCTGGACATGGCGCGCGAGGCGGTCGGTCTGTCGCTCGCCGCCGAGGCCAGCCAGGCCGCGCTGCACAAGAACGGCGTGCGTGTGTCTGGGGTCTATTCCGTCGAGGGCTCGCTGAACCCTGAGCAGCACAAGCAGTTCAGGAAGTTCCTGGCCGACAACCACGCCGGTCAGGATGGCCTGCCGATGATCGTCGACCGTGCCGCCAAGTGGCTGCCCACGGTGATGACCGGGGTGGACGCGCAGCACCTTGAGACCCGGCGCTTCCAGATCGAGGAGGTCTGCAGGGCCATGGGCGTGATGCCGCTGATGGTCTTCAGCAACGACAAGACGCAGGCATTCGCGTCGGTGGAGGCGCTGTTTCAGGCGCACGTCGTGCACACCATGGCCGCCTGGTGGGAGCGGCTTGAGCAGAGCATCGACTGCAACCTTCTGACCGCACAGGACGAGGCGGCAGGGATCTACGCCAAGTTCATCGGCGCCGGGCTGCTGCGCGGGTCCATGAAGGACCGCGCGGAGTATTTCGCAAAGGCGCTTGGCGCCGGCGGCGCTCCGGCCTGGATGACCCAGGACGAGGTGCGCGGCCTGGAAGAACTGAACCCGATGGGCGGCGATGCGGCAAGGCTGCCGATTGCGACCAACGTGCCGAAACAGTCGGGTGCTGACCCGGCGGGAGTCTGACCATGCACTTCAACAGCCACCGGATCGAGCGCAAGAGCGGCGCCAACGTCGCGCGCATCGAGTGCGGCCTGATCGAGCTGAAGTTCGACGCAACGGACGAGAAGGCGATGACCTTCGAGGGCTACGGCGCCGTGTTCGGCAACGTCGACAGCTACGGTGACGTCATCCAGAAGGGCGCCTTCAAGGAATCGATCCGCGAGGCGAAGGCCAGCGGTCAGTGGCCGGCGATGCTGTTGCAGCACGGCGGCTGGCAGATGTCGGCCGACGACCTGACGCCGGTCGGTCTGTGGACCGACATGGAGGAGGACGACACCGGCCTCTACCTCAAGGGCAAGCTGGCGCCGACCACGCGCGGCATCGAGCTGCACGCGCTCATGAAGATGACGCCGCGGCCGGCCATCAACGGGCTGAGCATCGGCTACGTGCCCATCAAGTGGAAGATGCGCAGCACGCCCGAGGAGCCGCGCCGCACCCTGGAGCAGGTCAAGCTCATCGAGATCTCGCCCGTCACGTTCCCCGCCAACGGCAAGGCCCGCATCCAGTCGGCCAAGGGCGTGCACGGCATTCGACTGGCCGAGAAGGCGCTGCGTGATGCAGGCTTCTCGGCATCCGAGGCCAAGGGCATCGTCGCCCGCGGCTTCTCCTCGCAATCGCACCAGCGTGACGCTGGTGGCCTGGGCGAACTGGCCGCGCTCGCGCGGCAACTGCGGCAGGACCTCTGATCCGCGCTCCCACCCCACCAGCAAGCCGCCTTCGGGCGGCTTTTTCGTTTCTGAAAGGCACATCATGACCCGATCGAAGCTCTTCAACCTGGCCGCACTGGCCTTCATCGCGGTGGCCGCGGCCGTCGCGCTCGACCCGTCGGCCGCCATCGCTTTCGCGCACGCGGCGCTGCAGAGCCCGGACGGCATCTTGCTGGCCGGCTTTGCCCCCACGGCCGTCGGCCGCGCCATCGCTGCCGGCTACGAGCGCAAGGCCGAAGGCGAAGACGACGACTCGGCGCCGGCCATCGTCGAGATCAAGCGCCTGATGGAGGACATGGGCAAGGCGTGGAAGTCGCACAAGGAGACCAACGACGCGCTGCTGAAGGCCAAGGCCGACGGCAAGGCGGTGTCCGACCTGGAGGCCAAGCTCGACAAGATCGGCCAGGACCTGGACAAGCTGGCTGAGATCAAGCAGCAGTTCGACGACCTGATGGTCAAGCTGGCCCGCCCGGGCGGCATGGCCGGCAAGGGCGATGACACGCTGGCCGCCGAGACCAAGAGCTTCAACGAGGCGCTGCGCGCCGACTTCCAGAGCAAGGGCCGCACGATCCCGGCGCCGCTCACCGCCGACCAGTACGCGCAGTACAAGAGCGCGTTCCTGAGCCTGGCGCGCCACGGCGACCTGGAGCGCCTGTCGTCCGACGAGCGCAAGGCGTTGAGCGCCGGCAGCGATCCGGATGGCGGCTACCTGCTGCCCACCCCGACCGCCGGCCGCATCGTGGCGCGCATCTACGAGGCGTCGGTGATGCGGCAGCTGGCGACCGTGCAGTCCATCAGCACCGACTCGATGGAAGGCATCGTCGACAACGGCGAGGCCGGCGGCGGCTGGGTCAGCGAGACCGGCACCCGCAGCGAGACCGCCACGCCGCAAGTCGGCAAGTGGCGCATCGAGGCGCACGAGATGTACGCCGAGCCGCGCGTGACCCAGAAGCTGCTGGACGACGCCGCCGTCGACGTGGAGGCGTGGCTGGCGGGCAAGATCGGCGACAAGTTCGCGCGCATCGAGGGTTCGGCCTTCTGGAATGGCAGCGGCGTCGGCCAGCCCCGCGGCCTGGCCACCTACATCACCGCCGCCACCGCGGACGACAGCCGCACCTGGGGCCAGATCGAGCACGTGGTGACGGGCGCCAACGGCGCCTTCCACACCACGAAGGCTGACCCGCTGCAGGACCTGCTGGGCGCGTTCCGCGACCAGTACCTGCAGGGCGCGCAGTGGGTGATGCGCCGCGAGGTGCGCACGCTGATCCGCAAGCTGAAGGAGGCGACCAGCGACCGCTACCTGTGGGAGCCCAGCCTGCAGGCCGGCCAGCCCGACCGCCTGCTGGGCTACCCCGCGCGTACCGACCAGTTCATGCCCGCGCTGGCCACTGGCTCGCTGTCGCTGGCCTTCGGCGACTTCCGCGAGGCCTACACGATCGTCGACCGCATCGGCATCCGCACGCTGCGCGACCCCTTCACGGCCAAGCCCTACGTCAAGTTCTACAGCACCAAGCGCGTGGGCGGCGGCTGCGTGAACTTCGAGGCGGTGAAGTTCCTGAAGTTCTCGACCTGATCGATCCGGCCCGGTTCGCCCGGGCCGCTGCCGAGCCAACCACCGAAAGGAACACCATCGTGAAAGACCTCTTGAACAACATCCACGTGGCCCGTGCGATCTCGCCGGTCAGCGTGTCCGACAACACCGCCCAGGTGTCGCAGATCATCGACCGCCGCGGCTTCGACTCGCTGACCTTCGTCATCGCCGCCGGCAGCGTGGCCGACGCCGACGTGACCTTCACCGTGCTGGTCGAGGACGGCGACAACTCCGGCCTGTCCGATGCGGCCGCGGTGGCCGATGCCGAGCTGCTGGGCACCGAGCTGCTGGCCGGCTTCCAGTTCGACGACGACAACGAGCCGCGCAAGATCGGCTACCTGGGCTCCAAGCGCTACGTGCGGCTGACCATCACGCCGGCGAACAACGCCAGCGCTGCGCTGGTCTCTGCGGTGGCCATCCTGGGCCACCCGTCGCTGGTGCCGACGGCGAATCCGCCGGCCTGATCGTTCGCGGACTCAGCCGCGATGCCGCCGATGGGCGGCATGCGATTGAGCCTGCAGGAGGACCCGATGGCCGACAAACTCATTCGCTTCACCGGCGATGCCCCGCTGGACGAGCCGCCGACGACCGGGCGCCGGTCGCGGTGGTGGCCGGGCGAAGTCCGTGCGGTCAGCGAGGCGGTGGCGCTGTCGCTGATCGGGGCGCGGCAAGGCTGGCGCTTCGAGAGCCCGTCCGGTGCGCCCGGCGCGTTGCGCAAGGAGACGGCGGAGGCTGTCGAAGCCCTGGTGTCAGGGTATGGGAAAGACCCGCTGGCATTCACTGGCTCGCCGCTGTGGGACTTCTCGACCAACGGCAGCGGCGCCGTGTCCGGGTCGACCGGCGCCACGTTCGGCCTTGACCCGTCCATGGTGGTGGACGGCAAGCCCATGATGAAGATCGTGTGCGGCGCCGCCGGCACGCTGACCTTCACGTGGACCTTCACCGAAGAGATCACGCTGGAGAAGCTGCGCACGTTCCTGCCCACGTACGCTTTCGAGGCCAATGCCACCGCCGACGGCGCGTCGACCATCTTCGGCAGCGTGACGATGTGGCTGGTCAAGGGCAGCCAGCAGTGGCGGTATGCACTGCCGACTTCGGGCTTCCGGGCCGGCGTGCCGAACGCCATCAACATCGGCGCCGGCAACGCGACCCAGGGCTGGTCTTTCGGCGGAGGCACGCCGCCGACCAACACCAGCGAACTGGACGCGGTGACCATCACCAGCGTCCGCATCGTCATCACCGTCAACGCCGGGCGCGAGGAAGGAAAGGCCTTCTGGTTCGGCTTCGCCACCAAGAACCGGCGCGCCAGGGGCGCGGTGTCCGTCGTGCTGGATGGCCAGTACAGCAGCCAGCATCTGAACATCCTGCCGATGCTGGAGGAGCAGGGCATTCGCGGCACGCTGGCAATCCATGCCGGGTCTGTCGGCGGGTCCGGCGCGATGACCTACGCACAGCTGGACCGCGCCAAGCTGGCCGGTCATGCCTTCGCGCACCACACCTTCAACGCGACCATCGGCAACGGCTACCAGGACTCGGGCCAGTACGCCAACGAGGACGCCATCTATGCCGACATCGCTGCCGGCTTTGCCAACCTGGAGGCGCGCGGCTACATCGAGGCGGGCGAGCGCTACGCGGTGCATGGGGGGGGCGTGCACCCGTTCACCAACACGGTTGGCGCCGCTCGCCAGGCCGTCGTGGTCAGCGCCTATCGACGTGCCGGCACGAAGGCAATCCGCTACGGTTCGATCGTTGGCGGCAGCTACGAGCGGCTGCAGCAACTGCTGGGTCCGGCCGACCCTTACAACCTGCAGGGGGTCATCCAGATCACCAGCAGCACGACGGCTGCGGCAGTGGTGGCCGCCTGCGAGCGGGCGCGCGACCAAGGCGCATGGGCGATTCTGACCGTACACCGGTCCGTCGCGTCGTTGCCCGGCTCTCTGGAGATGACCAACGCGGACTTCGCCACCTGGATCACCGCGCTGGGCACGCTCATGCGCGCGGGCTCGGTCGATGTCGCGCCCATGCACGAGATCGCGGCCGCGCGTGGCTTGGTGCTCTGACTTTCAAGCCCCTGCCGGTACCCCTGAGAAAGGCCCCGAATGACCGTCCAGAACTCCGCCGCCGTGCGCAACGCCCAGGGTGACGCCTGGGAGACCGCCATCGGCACCAGCGCCAAGCTGCGCATCTACAGCGGCGCCCAGCCGGCCAACTGCGCGGCGTCGCGCACGGGCACGCTGCTGGTCGAGTACTCGCTCGCCAGCGACTGGTGCGCCGCGGCCAGCTCCGGCGCCAAGACGCTCAACAGCCTGCCGCTGAGCGCCGCGGCGGCGGCCTCTGGCACGGCCGGGCACTACGCCATCATGGACAGCGCCGGCACGACCTGCCACGAGCAGGGCAGCGTCACGGCCACCGGCGGCGGCGGCGACATGACCATCGACAACACCAGCATCGCCGGCGGCCAGACGGTCAACGTGACCGGCTTCACCAAGACCTGGCCGGGCGCCTGACGTGGCCTCGCACCTCAACCGCCGCTGGTTCGCGGTCGCCAGCGCGCCCGGCACCGGCGACATCGCGGTCGGCTCGGCGCAGGCGGGCTACGCCGGCCTGGGAGCGGCCAACGACGGCCAGGTCTACGACGGCGTGACCATCCTCGACGGCTCGGCGTGGGAGGTGCGCAACGGCTGCACGTACACGCACGGCACGGCCACGCTGTCGCGCGGCACGCTGGAAGACAGCAGCACGGGCAGTGCGCTGAGCCTGAGCGCGTCGGCCACCGTGATGCTGTCGGTGTCGGCGGCCGCGGTGCGCCGCTACGAGTCGGCGGCCCTGGCCCATGCCGCAGGCCCCAATGCCGCCACGGCGATGGCGGTGGGCACGCTGTACGTGGTCGACGGCAGCGCGCTGACAGCGACGCGCACCTACACGCTGCCGGCCTCGGCCCAAGTCGGCGACCGCGTGGGCGTGATGATGTCGGCCGGCTCGTCCAGCTACGAGGTGATCCTGACGGCGGCCAGCGGCGACACGCTCAACGGCGTGGCCGGCGGCACGGAGTGGTCGCGCGTCTTCCAGGCCGGCGAGGTCGTGGTGATGCGATGCGTGGCGGCAGACGCCGCGTGGGTGGTCGAGCAGGAAGGCCGCATCCCGCAGCTTGGCGAGATGTCGCTGACGGCAGACTGCGACGGCGAGGCGGCGAACACGACGACGCTGCCGACCAGCGCGTCAACGCCCGGGACGTGGACGGTCAACACCCAGCGCGGCATTGGCGCGACTGCATCGACAGGGCGGTTTACGGTGCGCCGGGCTGGTTCCTACCTGCTGACTGCAGGCGGCCGGGCCAAGGACTCGCCAGGCGCGACAAGCATCTACACCGTGCAGATCATGCGCGACGGCTCGGTCATCCGCGGCGGCGCGGCAACCATCGCTTCGGGCAATGTCTCGGGGTCCGTCACGGCGACGCTTGACTCCTGCGCGGCCGGCGCCTACTACCAGATGGCCTATTCCACCGGCTCCGGCGGCCTTGGCTGCCGCGGCTCGCAGGGCCTGACCTACCTGACGGTCACGGAGTGCCTGCCGTGACGACCCGGCATGCTCGGGCTTGACTCCCTAGCCGGCCTGCCGATCGGCGGGCAGCCGCAGGCCGCAAGCGGCGAGGCCAGCGCCTCAGCCGCGCAGCTGCTGCCGGCTCCGGCCAACGGCGCGACGGCCGCGGCCATCGTCGCCGGCACTGCCTCGCAGACGCTGCTGGCGCCGGCCCAGACGGCGACCGCCACGCTCGGCACCGCCGCGGCGAGTGCGGCCGCAGACCAGACGCTGCCGGCGGTCAGCCAGTCCGCGGTGGCCGCGGTGTCGGTTGCTGCGCAGGCCGCGCAGGCTCTGGCCTCTCCGTCGCAGACCGCGACGGCGACGGTCGGCGACAACATCAACGCCAGCGCGTCGCAGCTGCTGGCCGCGCCGTCCATGTCGGCCACCGCGGCGGCGGTCATCGCCGCCGGGTCGATCCAGGTGCTGCCGGCCGCCGGCCTGGTGGCACAGGCTGGCGCGGTCGCCGCCGCGCAGGTGGCGCAGCTGCTGGCGGCGGTGACGCAGGCGGCGACGGCCGATCTGGATGGCGATGAGGCGACCGCCCTGTCTGCGACGCCGATCGGTCGCCGGCTGTCATCCGGGCAGCGCGCGTCGGCACTGAGCGACGGCGCCAGGTCGGCCAGATCAGGCGCCGGCGGCCGCGGCCAGCGGGCCAGCACGAGGACAAGGACATGACCCTGAAGCTCATCAGCGGCCCCAGCGCCGAGCCGATCAGCCTGGCCGACGCCAAGGCCCACCTGCGCGTTGACGCTGACGGCGAGGATGCGCTGATCGGCCTGCTGATCGGGTCGGCGCGCCAGGCTGCCGAGCACCAGCTCGGCCGCGCGCTGATCGCGCAGACCTGGGAGCTGGTGCTCGACGCCTTCCCGGCCGCCGAGATCGAGATCCCGGCCGCCGGCGTCTCCGCCATCACGTCGGTCAAGTACCTGGACAGCACCGGGGCGGAGCAGACGCTCGACAGCGCCGCCTACGTGCTCGACGCCGAATCGACGCCGGCCTATCTGCTGCCGGCGGCCGGCTACTCGTGGCCGTCGACCGCCGATGCTGTCAACACCGTGCGCGTGCGCTTCACCGCCGGCTTCGGCGCCACCGCGGCCGATGTGCCCGCCGCCATCCGCCACTGGATGCTGCTGCACATCGGCAGCGGCTACGCCAACCGCGAGAGCGTGGCGGCCGGCGTGTCCGTGGCAGAGCTGCCGGGCCGCTACCACGCCTCGCTGCTGGACCCGTACCGGGTGTACCTCTGATGCGCGCCGGCACCCTCAACAGCCGCGTGACGATCAAGCAGCGCGGCGCCGGTTCCGACGGCAACGGCGAGCCGTCGACCACGTGGACCGATGTTTGCACCGTGTGGGCAGACATCCGGCACCTGAGCGGCATCGAGGCGATCAAGGCGGGCGCCGAGCTGTCGACGGTGAAGGCCAGTATCCGCATCCGCTACCGGTCGGACCTGACGGCCGGCATGCGCGTCCACCACGGCTCGACCGTTTACGAGATCGAGGCGGTGCTGCCCTACGAGCTCACGCGCGAGTACGTGACCTTGGCGTGCAAGGTGACCCAATGAGCGGCGGCCGCAACAGCTTCAGCCTCGCGGTCGACACTGCCGGCCTCGACGCCATGCTGCGCCAGCTCGGTGACGACGCCGAGGCCGCCGCACGCCCGGCTGCGCAGGCGATGGCCCAAGTGCTCTACGAGCAGGTCAAGCTCAACGTGCAGGCCCTGCGGCGCGTCACCGGCAACCTGGACCGCGCCATCTACCAGGCATTCAGCGCCAGCAACAGCAGCCCGGGCCGGGCGACCTATCACGTGTCCTGGAACGCCAAGAAGGCGCCGCATGGCTGGCTCGTCGAAAACGGGCACCTGCAGCGCTACGCCTACTACCAGGACGACCAGGGCCGCGTCCGCCCCATGGTGCGCCCGGGCATGGAGGACAAGCCCCGACCGCGCCGTAGGGCCTCGCGCGCCGAGAAGGAGACCTACTACGTGACGCTCCCGACGCCCAAGCAGGTGCCGGCGCGCTCCTTCGTGCGCTCGGCCTACGCCGCCAAAGCCCAGGATGCGCTGGCTGCCGGCGAGCGTGTGCTGCTGGCCGCCATCAACAAGCGGGTGACGCTGTGACGCTCCAAGCCGACCTGACCGCCGCCCTCAAGACCTGCTGCCCCACGGTCTACACCGACTTTGCACCGGCCGGCACGGCGGCGCCGTGGGTGACGTTCCAAGTGATCGGCGGACGGTCGCTGCGCTGGCTCAACGGAACGCTCAGCGACAAGCGCCACAACGTCGTGCAGGTCAGCGTCTGGCACACCTCGCGCGCGGCCGCGGTCGCCTTGATGCACCAGATCGAGACGGCCCTGTGCGACGCCGCGACGCCGTTCAGCGCCAGGCCGGAGGGTGAGCGATCAGACGACGCCGAGGAGGACATCGGCATGTACGGCTGCCGCCAGGACTTCAGCATCCACAGCGCGCGCTGACCGACTGACGCGACCACCGAAGACAGCCGCCCCGGAGCGATCCGCGGGCGGCTTTTTCTTGCCCGATGAGGGCGCAACGCAGCCCGCACAGCGGGCTTTTTCATTGAAGGAGCCCTCCATGGCCTACAGCTTCCCCGAAGGGGCAAAGTTCTACTACTCGACCACGTTCGCCTCTGCCAAGACGCTGGCGACGATGTCCAACGCCAACCCCACCGTCTGCGGCAGCGTCGCGCACGGCTACTCCGACGGCGACGAGCTGCTGCTGACCAGCGGCTGGGAGGACGCGACCGATTCGGTCTACAAGGCCGACCAGCTGACGGCCGACACCTTCAGCCTGCTGGGCCTGGACACCACCAACACCGGCTTCTTCGCGTCCGGCGGCGGCGCCAACTCGACCACCCAGAAGATCAGCGGCTGGACCGAGATCCCGCAGATCCTGACCATCGGCACCACCGGCGGCGATCCGCGCTACACGCAGATCCAGCCCCTGGCGCGGCGCAACAGCATCAACGTTCCCACCGGCTTCAACGGCACGAACGTCACGCTGACCCTGGGCCACGACGCCAGCAACGCGACCTTCCAGGCCATGCTGGGCATCAGCCGCTCGCTGACCAAGTGCGCCTTCAAGCTGGTGCTGTCGGGCGGCGCCGTGACCTACGGCTACGGCTACATGGCCTGCAGCGAGTTCCCGACGCTGAACGTCAACCAGGCCAACGCCGTGACCGCGGCCCTGACGATGCTGGGTCGCCCGATCTCCTACTCGTCGTGATCTCCTGGGCCTGATGGCCCGGATCGAAGAAGCCGGCGCAGACCGGCTCAACCGAAGGCCCGCCGCGCGCGGGCCTTTTCGTTTCTGCAACGAAAGGACCGGTCCATGACCGACATCAACGACACCGACCTGACCGTCTTCATTGCCCGCGAGGGCAACGAGCTGGTGACCGACTCGCGCGCCGTGGCGATCGCGTTCGGCAAGAGCCACAAGCACGTCATCCGGACGATTCGTGCGATGCACGCCAGCCAGCATCCGGAGATCGAGCAACATGCTCGGTCCAATTTTGGGCTCAGTGCCTACACCGACAGCACGGGCCGCAGCCTGCCCATGTACCGAATGACCGCCAAGGGCCTGTCCGAGTTGGCGATGGGCTTCAGCGGCGACAAGGCGCGCGTGGTGCGCATCCGGTTCATCAACGCGTTCGAGGCCGTCGCGCAGCGCCTGGCCGAGCGCGAGCGCTCCATCACCGAGCGGCTGCACGACCTGGCTCGCCGCGAGGCGCCGTCCGAGCTGAAGGGCCGTGTCGGATCCATGCTGATGCACGAGCGCCGGCGCGAGAAGCCCGAACTGGCCGCCGAGCGCGCGGCTCTGGAGTCGCTGGCGCAGCCATCGCTGCTGCACTGACCGTTTTGCCCTCGTTGCAGAGGCTGGCCACCTTCGGGTGGCCTTTTTTCTTCCCGTCTGGAAACGCACATGGCCAAGATCAAGCTGGGCGCCCGCCCGCAGCACATCACCCGCACCATCACCGCCACCATGCCGGACGGCACGGTCGGCGCCATCGAGGCCCGCTACCGCTACCGCACCCGCGTGGAGTTCGGCGCGTTCATCGACGAGCGCGTGGCCGCGGCCAAGGCCAAGGCCGCCGCCGAGGCCGAGGCGTTCAGCCAGTCCGTGCGCGCCGCGGTCGAAGCCGGCCAGCCCGCGCCCGAGCCGGCGGCCTTCAGCGTGGCTGGCCAGCAGCGCGAGTCGCGCGACGCCAATGCCGCCTACCTGCTGGACATCCTCGACGGCTGGAACCTCGACGAGCCGCTGAGCCTGGACTCCGCGCGCCAGCTGTGCGACGAAGCGCCAGGCATGGCTCAGGCGCTCATCGACGGCTACCGCGAGGCCGTGGTCGAGGGCCGCCTGGGAAACTGACCGCGGCCGGCCGTGCGCGCTACGTGCGCGCCGACGCCGGCCCGCAGAACGGCTTCAACCTGGGCTTCGTGATCGCCCAGCAAGAGGTCGGCGTCTGGCCAGAGAACTGGCCCGTTTGGGAGTTGTTCTGCGAGGTCGATGGCCAGTGGCGCGTCGGCATCAACGGCCCGACGGCGCTCGATTACACGCCCCTGTTCCTGCGCATGGATCGCCTCGGGCTGACCGACGACGCGTGGAACCAGCTCTTCGCCGACCTGCGCGTGCTTGAAGCCGCGGCGCTGCAGCAGATGGCCGACAACCGCACCTGAGACCGCCCATGACCGAAAGCCGCAAGGTACAGCTTGAGTCCGGCGTCGACGCCACCGGCGCGCGCCAGGGCTTCGCCGAGATTGCGCAGGCCGGCCAGGACATGGCGCGCAAGGTCGCGCAGTCCGGCAAGGAGGCGGCCGCCGGCGTGGACGGCATCGGTGGCGGCGCCGAGAAGGCGACGCAGAAGATCACCGCGGCCGAGCGGTCCATCATCGCCAGCATCCAGCGCACCACCGCTGCGATGCAGGCCGGCGAGCGCGGGACGGCTTCCTACTTCGAGCGGCTGGGCCAGCAGCGCGGCGCGAGCCCCGAGGCGCTGCGGCCGTACCTCGACCAGCTGCGCGCGACCGAGGCGGCGTCGAAGGCGGCAGCTGCCGGCGTCGACCAGATCGGCCTGAGCGCGAAGCAGACCGCGGCCGCGCTGCGCGGTGTGCCGGCGCAGTTCACGGACATCGTCACGTCCATCGCCAGCGGCCAGCAGCCCCTGACCGTGCTGCTGCAGCAGGGCGGCCAGCTCAAGGACATGTTCGGCGGCGCCGGTGCCGCGGCGCGGGCGCTGGGCGGCTACATCGTCGGCCTCATCAACCCGTTCACCCTGGCCGCCGGCGGCGCCGCCGTGCTGACGGCCGCCTACAAGGCCGGCAGCGACGAGGCAACCGCCTACGCGCGGGCCATCATCCTGTCGGGCAACGCGGCCGGCGTCACCGCTGGCCAGCTGCAGGAGATGGCGCGCGGCGTCGCGGCCATGGGCGCCGGCACGCAGGGCAGGGCGGCCGAGGTGCTGACGCAGATCGCGTCGGCGGCGGGGGTCGGCGCCGGCAACATGCAGCGGTTCACCGCCGCGGCCATCGCCTTCGAGCGGGCCGGCGGGCCGGCGGCCGAGGAGACCGCCAAGGCGTTCGCCAACCTGGCCAAGGAGCCGCTGGCGGCCTCGCTCAAGCTCAACGAGGCCACGAACTACCTCACCGCCTCGACCATCCAGCAGATCAAGGCGCTGGAGGACGCCGGGCGCAGCACGGATGCTGCGCGGCTGGCCCAGGAGGCCTACGCGTCGGCGATCGAGACGCGGACTCCGCAGCTGGTCAACGCGCTGGGCTCGATGGAGCGTGGCTGGCTGGCAGTCAAGGACGCGGTGGCCGGTGCGTGGGATGCGGTCAAGGCCATCGGCCGCGAGGATGTCCAGCAGCAACTCGCGGCAGTGCGCGCAGCCATGGAGCGCGTGCGTGCCGCCCCGGCTGGCGAGCGATTCCGCGGCGCCGATGGGCGCGAGGTCGCCGGCAGGAGCGCGGCCCTGGAGTCTCTGCGCCAGGAGGAGGCATTCCTGCAGGAGCGGCTGCGCATGGATCAGCGCGGCGCCGAGGCCGCCGGCCAGCGCGCGGCCGCCGGCAAGGCGGCCGCCGAGTGGGACAAGGAGTCCGAGAAGTACATCGGCAACCAGGTCAAGCTGCGGCGCGAGATCGCACAGATCGAGCAGGCCGGCCTGGCCGCCGGCAAGAGCCGCGCCGAGATCGAGGCGCTGATCGCCAGGGCGCGCGAGAAGTACACCGAGAAGACCCGCGAGATCAAGCTGCCTACCTTCAAGGCCGAAGAGGACGGCGCGCGGGCGTACATGCGTGCGCTCGACGGCATCGCCAAGGTCGCCGCGGATGCTTCGGCCAGCGCCGACGGCCTGACCAAGACCCAGGCCAAGCTGCTGGAGATCCAGTCCGACCCGGCATGGCAGTCCTACAGCCGCCAGCAGCGCGAGCAGATCATCACGGCCGCCGCCAGTGCGCAGGCTGAAGAAGACCGAGCCGCGGCCGTCAAGCGCGCCGCCGACGAGGCCAAGCGCGCGCAGACCGCGTGGGACGACTGGATCCGCAGCGCAGAGCGTGGCGCCGACGCCATCGAGCGCCAGGTCCAGCAGTCCGAGATCGAGGCCGAGGCGCGCGGCATGGTGGTCGAGGGCTACCGCTCACTCGCCCAGGCCATCCAGGAGGTCGAAATCCGTCGCCTGCGCGAGGCTCAGGCCATCGAGCTGAGCTACGGCAACGACATCGCTGCGGCGGCCATCGAGCGCGAGATCAAGGCCCGCGAGAAGCTGATCGGCCTGATCGGCGAGAAGGAGGCACGCGAGGCCAACGACAAGGCCGCCAAGGACGCCGCGCGCGACTGGGACCGCGCCACGCAGCAGATCGAGCAGAGCCTGACCGACGCCATCATGGCCGGCGGCAAGTCGGGCGCCGACTACATCAAGGACCTGTTCCGCACCCTGGTGCTGCGGCCCATCGTCAGCGCCATCGTCAACCCCGTGGCCGGCGCGCTGATGGGCGCGGCAGGCTTCAGTGGCGCGGCGCAGGCTGCCGGCGCGGCCGGCGGCCTGGGCAACGTCGGGTCCGCGCTCGGGCTGGCTGGGGCGCTCGGGTCTTTCAGCGGCTACGCTGCGACCGGCCTGATGTCCACGCTCACCGGCACGGGCCTGGGTACTACGCTCGGCGCCGCCGGCTCCCTGGTGTCCGGTGGATCGGTGGCCGGCGGCCTGGGCCTGGGCCTGGGCGCCGTCGCACCGTACCTCGCCGCTGCGGCAGTCGTCGCGTCGCTGCTCAAGGACAAGAGCGCGAAGCTGGGCTACGGTGCCACCAGCATCGGCGCCGACGGCACCCTCACCGACGCGCAGCGCCTCTTCGGCTTCGGCCGCGGCACCGAGGTCGGCCGGCAGGACCAGCTGCAGACCTTCGCCGAGACCGTGGGCGCGGCCATCGTGTCGCAGGCCGAGCTGTTCGGCGGATCCGCTGCTGGCCTGCAGGTCCAGGCCGCCACCGACATCGACCGCAAGGGCAAGGCCAGCGGCACCATCCAGGTGCTGGTCAACGGCTCGCGCGCCGGCGGCGTGCAGACCGGCGGCACCAACCCCCTGGCCGCGGCGGCGACCAAGCTGGGCAGCGCCGACGAGGTGTCCCGGTGGTTCAGCGAGAACAGCAGCGCGGCCGTCATCGCCGGCCTGCAAGCCAGCGACCTGCCGCAGCGCTTCAAGGACTACTTCTCTGGCATCAGCGCCTACGCGCTCAGCCAGGCCGAGGCCGACGAGCTGCTGTCCACCGCGTCCGCGGTCCAGCAGGTCGGCAAGGCCTTCGCGGGCCTCGGCCCCAGCTTCGACCAGCTGGCCGAGATCTCCGTCGCGGCCGTCGAGACCATCTTCGCGGCTGCCGGCGGAGCCGAGCAATTCCAGGCGTCTGCACAGTCCTACTACGCCGCCTACTACACCGAGGCCGAGCGCGCCGCCCGGACGACGGACCAGATCACCCAGGCACTGGCCGAGCTTGGTGTCGCCCTGCCGGCCAACCGTAAGGCCTTCCGCGATCTGGTCGACGCCCAGGATCTGACCACCGAGGGCGGGCGCAAGACCTACGCCGCCCTGCTGTCGCTGGCCGGCGCCTTTGCCGAGATCACGCCGGCGCTGGACGACATGACCGCATCGCTGCAGCAGGCCGGGTCGGCCGTGCAGGACGAGATCGAGCGGCTGCGCGGCCAGTCGTCGACCGGCAAGGAGAGCCAGGCCGCCCTGCTGGCGCGCTTCGGCATCAACACCGCCCAGGCCCGGGCCGGCGACGCCGATGCGCTGGCCGCACTGCCTGCCATCAGCCAGGCGCTGGAAGAGGCGGCCAAGGCCAGCGCCAGCAGCGCGCTGGACATCGCACGCATGCGTGCGTGGCTGGCCGGCTCGCTGTCGGACACGCTGGGCACTGTGCCGGGCTTCGCGGCCGGCGGCTTCCACCGCGGCGGCCTGCGGCTGGTCGGCGAGACCGGACCCGAGATCGAGGCCACCGGCCCGGCCAGGATCTACAGCAGCACCGAGACCGCCAGGCTGCTGGACTCTGGCCGCCAGCGCACCGACGAGCTGCTGGCGCAGGCGGTGGACCTGTTGGAGCGCGTCCAAGAGGCGGCCGCTGCCACGGCCATGCACAGCCACAGCACCGCCAAGCAGCTGCGCCGGGCCATGCCCGACGGCGATGCGCTGGCCGTGCGTACCGCAACGGACTGACGCCCATGCGCTACATCGTCCCCACCACCATCACCGACGCCATGCTGATTGACAGCAGCGTGGCCGAGACCGACCACGCCGCGTGGTCCGCGGCCACCGCCTACGTCGTCGGCGATCGGGTCATCCGCACCAGCACCCACAGCGTCTACGAGCGGCTGGTCAACGGCACCACGGCGACGGCCCCGGAGTCCGACCCGATCAACTGGGCGCGCGTGGGGCCGACCAACCGCTGGGCCATGCTGGACGCCGCGGTCGGCACGGCCACCACGGACGCCGACAGCATCAGCATCACGCTGGCGCCGGGCGTCGTGCGCGGCCTGGCGCTGCTGGACCTGGATGCCGAGTCGGTGACCGTCGAGATGACCATCGGCGCGACCGTCGTCTACAGCGCCAGCTTCAATCCGCTTGGCGTGCAGGAGGACTGCGACAACTGGTTCGACTACTTCTTCGAGGCCATCGCGCGCCGCAGCCTGGTCATCCTGACCGACCTGCCGCCCTACGGCGAGGCCGAGATCACGGTCACCGCAACGGCCACCGGCGGCACGGTGTCCATCGGGTCTTGCGTGGTCGGCATGGTCTACGAGATGGGCGACACGATGGCCGATGCATCCATCAGCATCACCGACTACTCGCGCAAGGAAGTCGATGAGTTCGGCGCGATCACCGTCGCCGAGCGCGCGTACTCCAAGCGCATGACGCTGCCCGTCGTGCTGCCCACCCAGAACGTGGACCTGGCCGCCCAGCGCCTGGCCAGGGTGCGCGCGCGGCCGGTGGTCTGGATCGGCTCCGAGCGCCACGACTCGCTGGTCGTCTACGGCTTCGTCAAGGACTGGTCCATCGCCATCCCTGGGCGCGTGCTCAGCACGTGCTCGCTTGAGATCGAGGGCCTGATCTGAGGCCCGCCCACTGAGGACACGCACATGGCACTGACCCCGCTGCCCACCCCGCCGTCGCGCGATGACCCCGCCAACTTCAGCGCGCGCGCCGACGCCTTCCTGGCCGCGCTGCCCGGCCTGGTCGACGAGTTCAACGCTGGCGCGCCGGGCGAGTCGGCCTTCGCGCTCGCGCAGTTGCTGGCCGGCTACGCCACCGAGGACGAGGGCGCCGGCATTGGCGGCTTCGACCCAACCCTGAACTACGCGGCGGCCACCATCGGCGCCGCGCTGCGGTACAGCATCGTCTACCCGCACCTGTTCCCGTGGCTGGCCCCCACCGACGGCAGCGACGCCGGCCCGGCCATCCGCGCGTGCATCGCGGCCAACCCGGGGCGCACGATCCACCTGGCGCGAGCCGGCGGCGACACGTACACCGTCTCGTCGTACAGCAGTGGCGCCGGCCTCACCCTGTCCGGCGCTGGCACCAGGCTGACCGGCGACCCGTCGGTCAAGCTGCTGTTCACCGACGCCGCGGTCTACGGGGTCAACATCACGGGCGCGAGCTGCGTCGTCGACGGGCTGTTCTTGTGGGGGTCCGAGGAAACTGCGCCGACCATCGCGGCCCTGGTGCACGTCGATGGGCCCTACTGCAGCGTGCGCGGCAACAACCTGGCATACGCGGCGACCGCCGTGCATATCGACGGCACCTACGTCGCCAAGATCGACGGCAACCGCTACAGCAACTGCGACCGCTACCTCTACACGACCGGTTCGTGCGCTGACCTCTCCTCGTCCGGCAACACCTACGGCACGACGACCATTGGCTCCAACCCGGTGGTTGAGATCGCCGGCAGCGGCGGCGCGGTCCTCAACGACTACTGGGAGATGCAGAGCCGCGCCAAGCTCGCGCTGCAGTGCACGACGGGGAGCCAGCGCGTCCGGGTGGCCGGGAAGATCTTCACATCCGGCGGCATCCGCATCGGCAACACCGTGCACCTGCGGCTGGACTCCGAGATCCAGGACTCCTACACCGGATCGACCTGCATCACGATCGACGCCGGCGGGTCACTGGACGCGACGGGGAGCTACATCAACGGCCCCGGCATCACGTCTGGCGTCACCGCCATCGTCAGCGACGGCGAGTTCGTGATGGGCTCCGGCCGAATCAGCAAGTGGCAGCTGGCCGGCGACATCAACGCGGTCGTGTCCGTCGGCGATGTCGTGGTGTCCCAGTGCACGACGCCGTGGGACATCGCCACTGCCGCGTCGGGCAAGATCGGGCCGTGTACCTACAGCGGGGTGACCAACCCGGTCACCCGCACGTCGTCGTCCACGGTGAACCTGGTCGACGCCTGGAGCGGCAAGCAGGCGTGGACGCCCGGCCTGATCGCTGCCGGCGGCGAGGCGACCGTGACGATCTCCGTGACCGGCATCCGCGCCGGCGACGATGCGCTGGTGACCTACGACCAGGATCAGGCCGGGTGCGTGCTGTCGTGGCAGGTGCTGGCCAACAGCATCGTGGTCCGGCTTCGCAACCCCACCGGCGTCGGCATCACGCCGGTCGCCGGGAACCTACGCTACAAGGTGAGCGGGAACGCTGCTTGAGGACACACCATGACCATCCGCCAACGCATCGCGGCCGCGTGGCGCCGCCTGGTCTCCATGCTCAAGCGCAACGGCGGCGGGGGCGAGGAGTGAAGGCCGGCGCCGTCGCGCTGCTGCTGGTCGGCGCCGCGGTCCACTTCGGCCCCGAGCATCTGGCCGACGCCGGTCTGGGCTCGCTCGGCGCGCTCGAGTACGTGGCCTACGGCGCCGAGGCGACCGTCGCCTGGCTGCTGGTGGCGCTGGCCTGGCGCCGCAGCCCGGCGGGCCTGGTCGCGCTGTGGCTGGCTGCCGAATCGGCGCTGCGGGCCGGCTGCCGGCTGGCACTGCCCATGGACCGGCCGCCGGCCGGCGCCGGCACGCTGTGCGAGCGCGCCACCGGCTCCGACCTCACCGCCTGGCTGGGGATCGCCGCGCTGGCCGCGCTGGCCGGCATGCTCGCAGGGAGGCAGACGCCATGACCGCACCCGCCGACCCTCAGCTCGATGCCGTGGCCGTGGCCGTCGTCGTCATCGGCGCCATCGCTGGCGGCGAGGTGGCGCGCTACGCCGGGCCGTACCTGGTGATCGCGGCCGGCGGCGTCGTCGGGTCGGCGGTGGCCGTGATGCGCCACCCCGACCACCTGGACCGCTGGCAGGCCCTGGGCATGGTGGCGCTGCTGACCAGCCTGTCGCTGCTGCTGACCGGCGCCGCGGCCTACGGCATCGAGGTGGTGCTTGCTCACGTCGGCTGGCCGGTGCCGTCGCGCTACCTGCTGGTGCCGATCAGCATCGGGATCGCCGCGGTCGGCCGGGACTGGCCTGCCGTGCTGTCGTGGGCCGCCAGGTTGTTCCGGCGCCGCGCCGAGCGGGCCGCAGGGGGTGCCGAATGATGGACGCCGGATTGCTGCTGCACGTCCTGGCCGTGCTGGGTGCGTCGGTCGTGCTGATCTGCCGGGCTGGCGCGATGACGCCGCAGACCGACCCCGCCATCAGGTGGCGGCATGTGCTGATGCTGGCCGGGCTGGTCTTCGGGCTGGCCCTGACGCTGGCCGGGCATCAGACGCTGGGCAGCGCGGCGACGGCGCTGGGCGCGCTGTCGTGGCTGCTGCTGTCGGCGTCGCACCTGCCTGATCGCCGGTGCTGACTGCGGCCTGCGCCTGCCCGCGCTGCCAGTCCGCCGCGGCCGCCCTTGCCGGCACCGAGCCGCTGACGCCGCGTGAGGCTGAGGTGCTGACCTACCTGTCCAAGGGCTGCACGATCGAAGAGGTGGCCGGCCTCCTGGGCATCAAGTGGTTCACCGTCAACGACCACATCAAGGCCGTCTACAAGAAGCTCAACGTGTCCAGCCGGGCAGAGGCTGCTGTGCTGGCGGCCCATATGGAGCTGGCCTGA